CAGTTGAGAAACCATTTCATTCCACTGACCTGACTTAGAATCAATGAGCCACTTCTGCTCACGCGTGTCAAACTTGTCAGGCGCTGATGCCTCGGACAGCAGCTCCGAGTCGTAGCTGATTCCTATGGCTACGTCTCTGGCTCCAACAGGAAAATTACTGTTTTCGTCGTCAGACTTCCAAGGAAGCGACGGGTGTAGGGTTATCGGCCAGACTTCATTAGACAGAAGCGTGCAAGCTCTGATTAGCCTATCCAAACCCTCAGGACTGCTGGCTAGTGAAAACTCGGCCCGCTTCGAGTAGAAACTTTTTACCAAAGCCTTCGGGTTAGCGAGAACTGATTTTAGGCTCGGCTGGATGAGCCATTGCTGAGGAGAGTCAATAACTAGGTGTAACTTGCTAGAACCCCATAGCGACTCAATAACGCCAAGAGCACCGTAGGCTCGATTGGCACTGATACTGGTTGGCGGAGTGATGCCAACAAAAACTGCGTCATACTTCTTTAGGTCATTGGCAGACCAAGACATACTCGAACTGGTCCAAGTTACCGAGTGACCGAGTTCGGTAAAAATTTTATTAAGCACGCCAAAAAAACCGAAGTTCTTTTCGTGAACCTTCGGTGACGTGTGGGCTGAGGACATCCCTGTTAGAAGTATTTCCATGATTCCTTACTAATAGATAAGGGGACACTACCGGAGTAGTGCCCCCTCACCGTTTAGTTTGTTAGAACGGAGCGTCTTCCGAGCTCACAGGCGCTGCCGGAGCAGGTGCTGGAGCCGGAGCTGGCGCTGGTGCTGGCGCAGGTGCTGCTGCGGTTACTGGTGCAGATGCAACAGCCTCGCCAGCGGCAGGAAGAACGTAGTACATCTTGATTTCGTTCTTCTTCTGACCCTGCCAGGTACGTGAACCAACCTGACCGCGGAAGGTGCGGTTTAGTAGTGCCTGCTCAATCTGAGCGTTGGTTGGGTTCTGGTCGAAGTAAGCGCGGTTTAGACCTAGAGCAGCCATCTTCTTGAAAAACATTCCAAGTGCTGCTGATGAGTCTGGAGAAACAACTAGGTTGTCCCAAACCAAACGCTTTGCGTGTGGGCCAGCCTGTACCTCGCTCTTAATCGAGAACATGGTCTTGCCTGACTGCGAAACCTTTGCAGTAGCTTCTAGGACCTTTAGGTCGTAGTCACCATCTGGTAGTGCTTCGTAGCTGTTAGTCTCGCCAGCTTCTTTGACGAGGTCGCTCCAATTGACTGAGCTCATGGGCCTTAGCCTGCTTTCTTTGTTGTAGTTTTGGCCTTCTCACCGAAGACCATATCGAGCATACGTTCGATGCCCAAGTTTTCCTGCTCGACAACCTTGCCGAGTCGGCCTTGTACGCGCTCTCCTGCTTCGTAGTCAGGAGTTCGCTCCACATACATACGACGAACCTTGTATGGAGCCTGCATTGGGTCAGGGTTTGGAACCTGCTCCACTGTGATTGCTCCCAGAATGTCGTCGAAATATGGTGCTTGAACTGCTAGCTGACCCTGTAGGTAAGGACGGTATACTCCATCCTGACCCTTACGAGCCATAGCAGTCAGTACTACAGCCTCAAGAGGCTGAGTTGGGTGCATTGTTAGGTCACGAAGGTCACGAAGTAGTGCACCCATGTGGCGAAGCAATTCGCCCCACTGCTGCATCTTCATTTGCTCAGTTCCTGCAATGTTGTCCATGCACTTAACCTGCAACTCAGAGATTGAGTCAATGATTAGGGACTTGAACTGGTGCTTGCCGCTCTGAAGCCATTGGAATGTCTTCATTACAACATCGTAGTCGCGAACCTGGACAACAACTGTGTCCCACGTACCATCTGCAACAGGTGGCTCTTCGCGAATCGGGTCCCAATACTTTACGTTGATTGGGAGGAAACGGTGTCCACCCTCAACATCTAGCATTAGGCGTGGGTATGGTGCCGTAACTGCAAAGGTTGACTTACCAACCTTAGACTCGCCATAAACCATAATTGTTAAACTGCGGTCAACATTCGACATGTCTACTCACTTCCTTTCTTTTCTTGGGTACTGTTATAGTAATCGTACGGGTTACCAACCGCGAACGAATCTTCAATTGCTGCTTCTGCAGCACTACCGTCATCCACTAGTGGACAAACGGAGAAGAATTGACACTTCCACTTGCAGTCACGCGAAGGGCGTGGGTATGCAACTAGCTGGTGATTAGCACCCTCGTCGAGTGCCTTGCGAACATTAAGCATGTCTCCGATTGAGCCCTGAAGACGCTGCCAAAAGTTACGGAGAGCGTAGATGTTGTGGCGCACTTCAATCTGCTGGTAGAACGGTGGCTTAGCTGCAGCCGAACGCTTTACCTTTTTAAGCATGGTAAAGATACCACCATCAGAACGCTCGCCATCTTTGTTCTGAGCAGCTTCAAGAGTCATGTAGGTAAGAATCTGCTCGTTCATGTGAGCGGTAGAACCAAACTCAGTAAACGAACCACCAACAGTTTTGAAGTCACGGAACATACGAGCGCCATCAGACTTACGACGAACACGCATGTCTAGCTTGCCCTGAAGTTCGACCTTACCGTCAAACATAGGCATAGAAATAATTTCTTCGTTCGAGATACGCTCTAGCTCAACATCGATGCCCTCGTCTTCTACCCATTCTAGGTAGCCAGCAAGCATGATGTGACCTAGCTCTGCCTCGGCTTCGAGGTCGGTAGTGTCGCGGTAGTCGTCCATAAGAATCTTGCGGTCAGTCAAGACTAGCTCAGAGTGAATCTCAAGCAGGTCTAGAGTCATGTCCGAAGAGTAGTACTGGTCCATTGCTTCGTGGATACGAGAACCTAGCGCAAGCGCACCAGTGAAATCCTTCTGCTTTGGCTGCAGACGACGGTAGTAGCTAAACCACCACTTGCGTCGGCAGTCTTTGAATGTCTGAATTTCTGAGTTAGAAATTCTTAGGGGAGCATCTGTCATGTGTAATACCCTACTTACTTTCTTTTAGCATGTCAAGTAGTTTTGCTTTGTCACGGACAATTTGTTCAAAATTGTCTGACTTGGTATCTAGGGCGTCAATAACTCGCTCTTCAATAGTGTCCTGAGTTACATAGTCAGTGATAATCACAGAGTCGTGAATCTCAGAGCCGATGCGGTGGACACGGTCCAAAGCCTGCTTGTGGTCAACAAGAGACCATGGTCGTTGTAGCATAACAAGACGACGAGCCGCTGTCAAGGTGACACCAACACCACCAGCCTGGGCGGTGAACAGAATCCACTTAGTGCGTCCAGACTGGAAGTCGTCAATCGCACGCTGGCGCTGGTCGGCATCCTGGGCACCGGTGATTAGACCATGCTCGATACCTTCTTTTGTTAGGTGTGCGCTTACTAGGTCGATTAGCTGACGTGACACGGCACAGACTGCAACCGAGTCGTCACCGAAGTCTCCAGCCTTGATGTCGTCCATCAGAGCATCGACCTTACATGACGGGTCGGCAAGAATAACTTTCTCATTGCCAGCGTCGTCAACAACTACCTCTGCATAGGAGCTAGCAAGTTGTAGCAGACGAATGGTCTGAGTCAAAGGGTTAGGTGCAACAATTGCATCGCCAGTAGCGTCTTCACGCTCAAGCATTGCAATCATATTGTCACGCATCTGCTTGTAGGCTTTAGCCTGCTTTGCAGACATCTCGATGTCCCGGCGGTCGTTGATAATCTCTGGCAGCCAAGGAAGTACACGCGCTTTCAACATGCGACGCATACGAGGGTTGATGGCAGCGTAGAACTCTTCTTCCATGTGAGGCTTTACACCAAGAACCATCATTCCGCCAAACGCGTTGAGCATGGTGTTGACCATACGGTCAATCCACTTGGTCTTTGAAGGCCACTCTTCTGGAGAAATCCAGTGCAAGATTGCCCACATGTCAAGAACGTTGTTAGCAATTGGAGTACCGGTAAGCGCATAACGAATGTCGGCTTCGCCAGTAGCAGCCCAGAGCGCACGACTCTGTTTTGACTTAGGGTCTTTTGAGCGGTGCATTTCGTCAGCAATGACTGCCTTGAAGTCAATAACGTTTAGCTCACGCTCGTGAACCTCACACTTGGTCGGAGTGATACGAGTGTCGTGCCCACCACAAAGTGCGCAACGGCTAAGCGAAATTGAGCCGTAAGGAGCCAAACGCGAATGAGTGCGTAGCGACTCCCAGTTGATTACATAGACGTCAGCCTCTTCTTCAAACTGCTTGCGACGCTGAACAGCAGAGCCAGAGATAACCTGAACGTTTACGCCTGGCCACCACTTGTCGAACTCGCGCTCCCAGTTTTTCTTCAAAGTGTTGGGGCACACGACAAGGGCTGGAAATATTGCTTCACCCGCGTCGTGTGCCGCCTTGAGAGCACGGATAGCCTGAGCGGTCTTACCAAGACCAGGCTCGTCAGCCAGCAGTGCTCTACGTGCAGTAGCTAGGAATCGTACTCCTGCACGCTGGTGTGGAAAGAGGTCAGCATTCTCGGTTGAGTCCTCGATGGCCTCTAAGTCTCGAAGTGTATTTGACGGGTTGATTCGGCTTGCTACTTCTTTACCGGCCCAGGCCTTCAAATTAGGTCCTATAGCAAGGTCTTCCTTGAATGTAGACCTTAGCGCAAGGCAGCTGGCCCAGGAGGTTGGCAAACGCCAAATGCCCTCCTTGGCGCTCCAGGAGGCTCCTGGAATGCTCTTGCATAGCTCTTTTAAACGCCATTCAGCGTTAATAATGATGTGCTTGCCAGTGGCGTCAAGCTCTACATCAACAGGCATCTAAGCCTTCCTTTCGTCATTTCGTATATACATACTAACACAGATTTTTTAGTTTTATTGCAAATTTTGTTAGTATCTTTAAAATTATTCTAGCAGCGAAATTGGCTTCCAGCCGCTTTTTACCAACCTTAGCAAACCGTGTCGGATTGCGTCAAGTGCATGTCCTTCGCCGCCCTTGTGCCAATATCCTAGCTTCTTGAGCTTAGGGTTGTCAAACATGGACTTGGCGTCCGCAGGACTCTGGAAGTAAATGTCGTCAGGAGACCGGCCCACGTCCATAAGGCACTGCTTGAGGATTCCAATCTGCTCGAGGGAAAAAGGTGCCTGAGAGTTCTTGACAGTCTGAGAGTTGATAGTGAATCGCTCGCAAACAATCTCAAGTTCCTGCCCCGACATAATCGAGTGGGCGAGAGCTTGTCGAATTGGCTTAGCGTATTCGTCTTGCTGGTATTCACCAGCCTCAATGAGCACAGGCTCTTCGCCAGCGTTGTAACTAAAGAAGGCAATGCCGGTCGCTTTTCCGGGGTCTACAGCCAGTAGTAGTTTAGTCATTAGTATTTTTGTCCCCAGTTTTCTAGAGGTCCGTCAACATCAGCAGTAAGAGGTACTGCCCAACCCTCGCGAGTAGTCATGCACTCGCGGACAATCTGCTGAATTTCAGCTGCGCTTTCACGCGGAGCATTCAACACAATTTCATCGTGCACAGGCACAATCAAAAGTTCGGTGAGGTCAGCCTGGTCTAGCTTGACTAGGTTTGACTTGAACACCTCAGCTGCACCACCCTGGATTAGATAGTTGGTCAGAGTGTAGACGCGGTCTTCGTCGCAAGGTAGTCGACGCCCGGTCCATGTGTTTACGTAACCCTGACCCTCTGAGCGTAGACGACGCATACCAACGTCTTCAACTTTCTTCTGGAAAAGTGCCATGCCAGGAAAACGCTCGTCAAACGCATTTGATACTGCACGCATCTGCTCTTCTGGAACACCAGCGGTCAGTGCCTGCTTCGCGACACCCGCACCGTAGAGGCGACCGTAAACTACACCCTTGATTAGACCACGGCGCTTGTCTGACTTTTGCATTGCTGGGTCAGCGTAAACCTCGCGACCAATCTCAGTAAACGGGTCTGAGCCAGTGGCATCTGCCATGTTGAATAGGTTGATTAGGTTCTCATCTTTTGACAAGGTTGCGAACATACGGAACTCAACCTGGTCAAGGTCCGAAGTGACAATTACGTGGTCGTCGTCCTTAGGCAAGAACGCACGGCGAACAGTGTCGTCACCCTTAGGTAGAGTCTGTAGCGCAGGGTTTTGAATTGACATACGGCCAGTACGAGCACCGAGAGTCTTCACAGACGGGTGCACAAAGCCGTTGACGTTGTCATTAATGAAGTTAGAGAAGTAGGTGTTGGCTAGTTTGTCGGCTTTTCGCTGCTTCAAAACTGTAGCTGCCAATTCCTGAATCTGAGGAGTGCCATCACGAACCAACATCTTGAGCTGGTCAGCAGACGCAGACTTTGCACCAGACGGAGTTGTCTCGGTAATAAGTGCGCCCATGGCTTCAAACTGACGAACCAACTGAATGTTGCTTGTGATTGATAGGCCGTTGTATGAGTCCTTGGCCCAGGTCTTAACCTGCTCTGTATATTCGACCAGTTCGTCGTACTTACGGCGCGAGTAGTCGAGGTCAAGACGAGCACCGTTGAGCTCCATGCGAGTAACTATACGGCGGGTGTTCATTTCAAGTTCGTACGCCTGAGAGTAAGGCTGACCGGGGCCGCACTTCTCCCAAAACAACTCAAAGAGCTTCATGGTCAAAACAGTGTCGAGTGCACCATACGCCCAGTAAGGCTGGTAGTCGATTGGAACAGTTCCCCAGGTCCAACCATTCTTTGCAAGACCCTCGTCCAGCTGAGACTGCAAAGACGCAGCTTTAGCATCGACATACTGAGAGGTGAGACGCTTCAACGCACCCGAACCAAGCGGGTCGATGAGGTGCGCCATAATCATAGTGTCGTGGGCGCGGTGCCACGGCATTTTCCAGCGCGACTGTACATCAAACCATCTGGCCTCAAAGGCAATGTTGTGGCAGACAATCTGTCCGTCAAACTTGTCCATGCCCTCGTAGAAAACTCCGGACCATTCGCCCCAAGGAATAGACCAACCGGTAAGGCCGTCACCAACCTGAACTAAACGTATTTGCCCGTGCCAAGGCGAGAGTGCGTCATCACGCTTACCACCTGGAAGTTCGCCGGTCTCAATGTCGACCGCGATTGCGTTGAGCGGGCGTCGCTCACCCAACCAGCTAATAAACCTAGCTGCTT